CAGCCCCTTTGGTTTGGCCTGAGCAGAAATAGTTATAAGTAGATTCGTTTGCACCCTGTATGCTGAAATCCCAAGCATAAACAAATTCTGTTTCAGCCGATCCACTTGTTAATAACAAATTCTTTTTCGACAAATCAAACGTTACATCAGTAGTTACACCTTTTGGGCGAATACCATCAGTGTTTGAACCTTTTGGAGTGAAGTAAAAGTAACCGTCACTTAGCAAGTTTCCTGCCGCATCTTTTGCCGTTGCCTTGACCTGTTTAGAAAGTTCAAGAATGTTGTAGCGACCAACAGCAGCATTAGCAGACCGCCAAACAATGTTTGAACCTAACAGGTTGTTCTTGATACGAGTCCAACTACCGCCAAACAGCACAATTTGAGAGCCAGCGTAATAAGCCGCTTGAATGTAGCTAGTGTTGTAATCTTCAAGAGTGACGCGAGATACAACTGAAATGGTGTCAACGTTAATTTCAGGGCCATCCGTGGCGATAGGGGTAAAGCCCTTTAATGAGATTTGAGGCGAACCAAAGTTCATCCATACACCGACCCAAGTTTGTTTGGCTTGAAAGTCAATTACTGGCGTGTTGTTGTTCAGTCGAAGACGGGCTTGTGATGTACCTGTGCCTTTAGCGCACAAAATCCAACACTCATCGCCTTGAGTTGTGATGCGAGCAAAGTTACTAGCCGACACCGTGAACCAGTCAGCACCAAATCGAATACAAGCGTCAATTAGTGTCAGCTTACCGGGATATGTGGCGTTTGTGCTGTTAATTGCTGTAGCGCCACCCGTGCCGTTTGTGCCAAGCCAATCAAGACCTGCGTAAGGGAATGGCCCATTACCTGCTGCCGCCCTTTGACCGTTAAATCTTAATTCGCCGCCATTTACTGATCCCACAATGGTGAGTCGGTTATTAACCGAGCCATCATTTCTAAGTTGTGCAACTGTGCTATCAACAATTAACGTGCCGTTAATGGTCAGATCATTACCTTGCACATCAAAAGTGCGATACAAGTCGGCACGGTTTGTAATTGTCATACCCGCTACAGAACCGACCGAAAGGTTTAGGGTGTCTGTGCCAGTTTGGTCAATACCTGTTTGAACGGTAAACGCAGAGCCTGTAAAAGTGCCAAAGGCTGTGTCTGTGGTCAGCGAGGTAGCTGACTGAATAGCGACAATGGTTTTGGTTACGCCAGCAACCGTAATCGTGCCACCAATACGAGCTTGTACGCCTGTAGGAATTGAGCCCAATCCAAACGCAAACGCTGTGCCTGTACCTGTGACAGTAGTTGTCCCTGAACAAGCGACTGTGCCTGCCCCTGCTACCGCTGTTGTCCGTGCAAATGCCATGTGGCCCCCTTAAACGGGCAAAGCCGTGACTGTCGTGATAATTGAAGGTGTTGCAGGGATAGCTGTTGCACCTGCGCCGCTTCCAGCCGTAAAGGTCAATTCATACTCGCTTGCAGCAGCAGCCACGCCCATCACTTCGATGTAGTCAGTAGCAGCCAGTTGCACAGCGACAATGATGGTCAAAACAGCCGAGCCTAGAGCACCGTTTTCACGATAACGTGCTGCGCTGTTAGCCACTGGTGTCGTGCCGTTCAAGCGTAGCCAAAACGTGCAATCCAAAATGCCCGTGGTCAAGTGACTAACTTGAGGCTGAATGGTGAACAAGTAAATACCCGCCACCGTAGCCGTGAAGCGTGTGGTGTTGGTTGTTGTGCTGTGCGAGATGCCACCAGCCTGTGTGTCATTAGTATTGTGGGCAATCGCTGAAGGTGTAGTGGTTAAAGCCACTGTTGCACCTTGGCTGTATTGACCCACGGTGTTTGCAGCGTTAGTCAAGGCATTGTGCGCCGTTGCCATTGTTGTACCAGTTGTAGTACCTGCTGTCCATGTTGCTACTGTTCCCATTATTCTTCCTTAGTTGGTTCGTCTTTAGGTGGTGTAGGGGGAGGAGGTGTTCTCCCGTAATATTTACCCACCATTGTCAGAGCACCTAAGCCTATAGCTGTAGATGCTCCATAAATTAATACATCAAGAAGCACGGCTGTCATGCTTCAAATTCAAAAAGATTGCCTGTCTTCTGTACCAGCTCTAAACCTAGTGCTTGAGCTACAATTTTGTAAGCACCTGTGGCAGTGGCATCCCATGTAACATATTCAGCACGGGTAGTAATTTCATAGGTGCATTCACCACATTGGGCGTTGTCACCGTCGAGAAAAGTCACAAAGAACTTAACGTGGTCGTAAAAGTCATCATTGACGCTACGGACGTGGAAAGAGGTGGCCTGAGATAGCTTGTTGTAGCTAATACAAGGGAACGGCTTAATAGCAGTTGTAATCATTCTGTTTCCTTATTTGTAAAATCAATCCAAGGGTTTTGTGTAAAGAGGCTTGCTACGAAAGAATAAATAATTAATGTTGCACAAATAGCAAACACGTCATTCCAATAAGGAACATAACTAAATTTAATCAATCCAATGAGATAAATGATGCCAGCAAGAGCAGGAGCTAATATAGCAATGCGTACATATTCAGGAACACGTTTAGTTACTTTCCGTGCCACATGAAAGCCTGTTCCAATTAATGCACAAGCTGAAAATACAAATACCAGCCTTACAAATTCATATTCAGTCATTTCTTTTCCTCAATGTTCTTTTCCACCTTATTTAACACCCCACCAAGGATTCCACTCAATCGGTTAGTTCCTGTGCCGTAGCCAATGAGCAAAGCCACCATAGAGGCTGCATATGGACTAGAAAGGCCAACGAAACTAGTCACTGCCCAACTAAGGACAAGCGACAAAAGCACACTGAAACAAAGGAACATAATGGCTTTCTTAGTTGAAAGACCATTAATCGAGGTGAGGGCAATGAAACAGCCTGCTAAGGCTGAAAGCACCACCATCATTACGTCAGCCCCTAAAGGGCCAAGCCAACCTATTAAAAGGGCTGTTAAACCAGCAGAAGCTAGGACAGGAGCCTGTGGGCTACTTCCTACAACCACTGCTGCTGTTGTTACTTCTGCTGCCATAGCTTTTCCTACGAATAAGTGAATGATGATAGTTCCCCTGATGTGTAGGAGAAGGTTTTAACCAGCTTAATGCCTTCAGGAGTGGCTCCTGACAGCGTTACACTGAGTAAGTCTCCCCCTGCGTCATATGCTAAGGTCTTTAATATGCCGTTTGCATAAGTTATAGTTGTTAAGTCGCTGCCTGTGTAGCCAAGCACCCCGTTAGAAGAAGCTAGGTTCTTATTAACTGTCTCGAAGGTGTTATAAATGAATGTAGTTTTAAGCTCCTCAGTGCTGTAACCAGACCAAGAGTTTGTAACGCTTGTGTTGCCCCCTGTACCAGCCCCTAATAGAGGCCCCGTGTCGATTTCTCGTCCATCGGAGAGCACACAAACTAAACTATCATCAGCAGCCCAATAGACATTGACAATGCTTACACCGTCTTTGCCATCAAGAGCATCTTTACCGTCTTTACCGTCAATTCCGTCAATTCCGTCACGACCAATACCGTCTTTGCCATCAATTCCGTCAATTCCGTCAATACCAGCAGGGCCGGGTTGTCTGACATATTGCCAAACCTCAGCTAAAGAGGCAGAAACCTCCTTCTTGTGCTGTTTGATGGAGGAGGAGATGACATTGGCAGCTTGCTCAAAAACAGAGAGTTCTTGCTGCACCTGCTTGGCTTGTTTAGCCAAAAGCACAGAAGTTTCTACTTGTTTCAACAGAGCAAGCTGTTCGTCTTCGGTGAGAGAGCCGCTAGCAATTTTATTTACTAGGTCTTTCATTTAATCTCCTAGCTCTTGTGAGAGCTTGCTCACAAAGTCTGCTCCAGCCTTGCTTTGCATCTGCATCATGGTGATTTTCTCGTTGCTGTTGATTTCCTTCTCTTTCAACGACAAATCAGCCAATTTAAGCCTACGCTCAAAGTCTTTGGTTTCATCATCATTGTCCAAGTTGGTAGACAACGCTGCAATGAGCTTGGCTTTAGCAATATCGGGAGCCAGTTGAGCCTCTACCTGCGTTTTCTGAGCTTCTGCTTGCTTAACCATTGCCGAGGCTTGTGCGTCTGCAATTTGAGCCTGTACAAGGCTTGTTTGAGCCATTTGCTGCTCTTGTGCTGCCTTCTGCTGCTCTGGGTTGGGCTGAGACATCTTTTCTAGCGTAGCAATGAGTTCTCCTCGGTTGGACAAGCTGCTGTTAGTCAGGATGCCTTTAAGGAGGACAGGAAGAACAGGGGTGTCTGGGCCTAATGTTTGTAGGAGACCAATCATCTGTTGTTGTTCAAACTCTTTAGCCAAGATACCAAGGGTTGCTGTTGGTGTGAAGGTGACATCCACTGAGGGGTATCTCTCAGGGTCAAACTGCATATAGCGGTAGCTTGCTTTATAGATGAAAGGAATCATAAAGTCTTCTTGGAAGTTCACCAAGGTACGTTTGTACTTCTTGATGATACCTGCCATCGCCATAGACATTCCCTGACTACCGCCCTCACGGGGCATAGCAGAAGGAAGACCTGCACTATCCACTGTTCCTGTCGCTTGTAGCAACATACGCTCGAAGTTCTGAGCTGCTGCTGGTGCGTCTTGTGTTGTCTGTCCGAAATGGAAGGGGAACAAGATGTCAGCAGGAGGGCCGTTGGTCAGGAAGCTCTTACCGGGCTTAATCTCAAACTTAGCACCTCGTGGAAGCCTTGTAGCGTCCATACCCATCATAGGGGCTGTTGTAAGGGCTACAGAGTCCATATTGGCCCGTAGCATCCCGTCAATAGCCTTCTGCATATTGTAGGCTTTTTCCACTGTACCACGCCCATAGAAGGCTCCCGGCACTGTGTCGTCCTGATATGCAATGATAGGACGGTCTTGCATCATATAAGGGCTTGCTTCAGCCTTTAAGAGCATAGAGTCGTTAGCAATGACAATGATAGCTTCAACGAGGTCACTATAATCATCAGCCAAGCTGTCTTCAGGGAATAGGTCAACAACCTCTGCCCCGCTGTTTTCGAGACCCTCCAAATATTCTTTAGGAACAAGGCCATAATAGGTAAGCACCTTCACCTTGTCGTCTTCGTAGTTCTTTAGCTCTTGTGTTGGGTCTAGGTCTTCATCGTCGTATGTGGTTCCAATGTTCACCTTGCGGTAGATGCCCTTCTCCATGTTCTCCACAACCTTGTGGATGGAGACATATTTCTCAATGGCACACCCCATTGCGTCATCAATGCTGTCTGCATTAGCGTCAATGAGGAAGTTCTTGGGGTTTACAGGCTTTAGGAAGACGCTTGTACGAGTTCCTTCTTCTACACCAATAGCAGCCGTGCCGGGAGAGCCGGGAATGGCCTGTGTAGCTGGTTTTAGCTCTTTCACCTCACGAACAACAATTTCACCAATGCCTGTTCCGTAGATTTCAGCCATTAGCTCAATGTGGTCAATGCTTTTCTTAACTTTGTCCTTCTTGAAGTCTTCCATAAGCTGTTGCTTAAGGGCTTCAACGTCCATTGGGTTACCATCTACGTCTTTTAGGTTGTCCTCAATGTCAAAGAACTCTCCTTGACCGAAAATAGCCTCAATAATTTCAGCATGACGGGTTTCTACAGCCTGTTGGGTGGCAGGTGATATGATTCTCGACCTTTCCGACTCACGGGTTTTGTCTTCTGAAGCCCATACACCACGGAAAATGCGCTCATATTCCAACCAAAGGTCAAGAAAGTTCTCGTCACGGTAGTCCCGCCATCTCTCACAATGGTCGGTCACCCAATCGACTAGCTCTTTGTCGCTGTCTGAGGGTTCTTCCCATTCTATATCTTTAGGTTTCTTTGCCATTTGTGTTCATTCTTTCAAGTTCGTTAGCTGCTTCTTCAAGCAAATCTGCTAGGCGGTCAGGGGTGTTCTCTTGTACGCTTTTACGGGAAGGGATTTGCCTTCGTATCTCTGCTCTTTTTCTCAGACGAAATACTAAATCTTCTTTCATATCACCATCCTGAGATGACATCAAAGACCTCTTGGCCCTCATCGTCATAATCTGCGTTATAAGAGGTTGTTACGAGCTGGTCGCAATAGCTAAGAGCATCAACCAAGTCATCATGCACTCCCGAAGTGGGGAACATAGAGATTTGGTCAAAGGCTTCACGCCAGTCTTCGTCTTCATTAAAAGTAATTCTTCCATGCTCCATGCGCCCCTGTAAGGCCCAAGCAATGCGGTCATGCTTTCGTTTGTTTCCGTGGGTGAGGTCTTGTATGTGGGCGTATACGTTTGTTTTACGCATAGCATCGTTGATGTAGGGCAAGACAGCATTCTTTAATGCTCCTCGCTCAATGCCCACACCAATGGGCTTGTATTCCCTAATAACATTGATGATGGCTGCTGCTGTCTGTTTGACATCCCACCGACCATGTTCAATGCTCTTGACCCACCATTCACCCTCGTCTGTAATTTTGACAATGGCAATGGCTGTTTCGTCTAAACGGCTCTTAGAGGCTCCGGGGTTCTTCCCCACCTCCTCAAAACCTGCAAGGTCAATGGCAACGACATATTCCCCGTGTTTAGGCTCAGGGCCTTTCTTTAGCCATGTCTCTTTAAATATCTCTTGTCCAGCGTTAGAGAAGTTTGCCTCAAACTCCTGCTTAAAGGCAAAAGAGCTTAGTGTTCGTTTTGCTGCTTCAATTTCATCTGGAGGGATTGTTGGGTTGTCTGCTGTCGTTAAATGCCAGCTTTTCCAATCTTTGTCAGCTCCTTCCTGACCTAGCTTAAACCATTCATAGAAGTGGTTTCGACCATCAGGGGTACTAATTAGCACCGCTTCTCCCCGTAAGTCGGCTAGAGCAGGTCGAATGATTTTAGTAAAGACATCATCCTTAACGAAGGCTGCTTCATCTACAACAGCGAAATAGAGCTTCAAGCCACGAAGTTGGTCGGGATTTTCTCCTGAACGTACATGGATTTTACGACCAGTAACCAAGGTGATGTCCATCTGGTTTACATGGGCACTCTTGATAACATCCTTGCCTTGCTCTAGGAGAGCATCCCAGCAGATTTGACGGGCCTGTCCGAGGGTTGGGGCTACATATACCACAGCAGAGCCTTCAGGAGCCTCTAAACCCTTTGCCAGAAGCATCTTAAGGGCTAGGTTGCTCTTACCACACCTACGACCTGCTGCTATCACCTTGAACCGTGTAGGACTATTCCATACATCAATTTGCCAAGGAAGCATCTTCCAATCTAAATTTGCCATTTATACATCCGTTATGTCTTCTACTGTTTCGACAACAGGAGCTGCCATTGAGGAGATGTTAATTGATATTTGGGGGACATTGCCGCCCTGCTTTGCTGCCTCAAAGACACTCATCGGCAGGAGCCTGTCCATACAGAGCTTAATAGCTGCCATCTGCCCTTGGTGGTCATCGTTCATGGCAATGCTTACCACCTTGTCAATAATCCTTGTGCCGCCTGTAGCCAGTAGTCTTTCTTTAAACTCTTGAATACGACCAGCATCACCTACAGGGCGACCAATCTTCCCTTTGTTTCTCTCTTTAACGGCTATGAGGTCGGCTTTTGGTGGGCGACCTTTGCCTCTTGTTTTTGGAGCTATAGTCATTTCTTCTTAGCTTCCTTCTTACATTCTTTACACCAGCTCGAATAGCCAGTGTATGTCTTCTTGTCCTCATTGAACGACAACAAGCTCTTTTCTTGTTTACAGCAGGTGCACAGTTTCATGCTTTTAGCAAGCAGGTCATTCTTACTCTTTCTGTTAGCTGCTGCTGTTTCTCGTCCTTTTTTAGACGCACTTGCTGAAAACGACAAGTTGTAAAGACCAATCCCATTGTTGTGTAAAACACCCGGAATCTTCTCACCAATGTTATATAACATATTTTCTCCTTGAAAAAGAAATGAGTTTTAGACACACTACCCATTAAAGTGCTTCAAGCCCTTGCGGGTGTCCGTTATTTGTTTACGACCAAAACTACCTATAAAGGCTAATAGTCTATGAAGACTTTAATGTTATTGTTATTTATAAATTATAAAAACCAATACTTTAATGTCTTCATAGACTAAAAGACTCCTTAATGTCTTTTTACTATACCTATAACTATACACTATAAAAGTAGTCACGTCAAGTCTTTTCTTCAAAGACCTATTAGGTTGTAGGGTCTTTAGTACGATGTTCTAGCTTCTTTGAGCCTTTATAGTTCCCCGTTGGGAGTGCATTTTGCACAACCATGTCCTTTTGGTCGTTTCTTCAATGAAATCAAGGGTCTCCAGAGGTCTATTAGGTCTTTACTTATCCTCCTTATTCTGTCCCTAATTAGTCTATTTCTCTTTTTTATATGGCTACTGAGCTCCTGTAAAAGTTTCATAGACTAACAAGCCCTCCCCCCCTATGTTGTCCTATGTAGCTGCCATTGGTGGCTATCTGTCGCTAACGTCTGCCAACGTCTGTCATGTTGCAGTGCAGCATACAGATGAGAACTATTCGCATTACCATGTTGCAGTGCAGCATAGGTTGTTAATGACTCCAGAGTCAGTAGTGTATGGGGCTATGATGCACCATTATAGGGCACTAAGGGTATTCCCTAGTAGTCTCGGAAGTGACAGCATAACTGTATAAGCTGTGGATAACTCACTACTTATGCACAGTCTGTATCAATTTGGTGCACGACAATCACCATAATAGTGCACAATGCACCACAATGGGGCTGTGGATATGTATAACTCTGGAATAACTTGTGGACAAGCCGTCTATATCTGTGGATAAGTGCCTTTTTGTTGTTTATTTGCACTTGGCATGGTTCCTGCGATAAAACAAGGGTCATGCACCAATGCATGACAAACACTTAAAAGGGTATTTATATGAAATCGACACGCTCAGAATATATTAGCTTTTTTACTAATTGGTTACATTACCAATTCCCTCGCAATGCCGATGTAGTTCGTAATGTCTTAATCATTCGTGAGGTGAAGAAAATCATTAGCGACGACGACGAAGCAGCCTATTGGGGAG